AGCATTTCCGGCACCATCGCGAACATGTTGAGCGACGAAGTATGCACCGCGTCGATGATCATGTTGGTGAGATCGTTGAAAGTCTTCGCGACAGAGCCGAAGTCCTCCATGTAGCTGCGGCCATAGACCGAAAGCGGGGCCGTGATCAGCGGCGTATAGGTGAGCCAATCCTTACCATGGAGAAACGGGTTTTTCTCTGGTCCCCGAATAAGGTATTGCCCGTTAGCGAGTACCAAAAGGGAGCGATCAGCCAGTACAGTTCCGTCGTTCCCAATAACTGTAGCGATATATTCGTCAAGCTGAATAGGGCGACGGTTTGAAGCAATGTTCTGAGCGCCGCCAGTCCGCTGTTCATCAGCGATACGCTTCTCAAAGAGGGAGCTTTCGAGCTTAGCGAGTTCGTATTCATCGAAGATTTCCTTTCCACGACCGTCTTTCATCGCTTTCATGCCAGCGAGTTCGTGCCGATCAAGCTCAATACGTCGTACTCGGTACAGGTTTCGGCCTGTATGGTCGAGCCACACCATGCGAGGGTCGATGCTTTCAACCGCAACACGCCCACCGGGCACGTCATTCTTCCATGTGGTGATGCTGGCGGAGGCCATAAGTGCCCCCATCTTCATCTGATCCTCAAAGACCGCAGAGAAAGGCAGGGTCTGCCCGACCTGATTGCGTCCCGCAGTGGACAACCACACGTCCATTACACGCTTAATGGCCTGAGCCATGTCGTTTTCTTTGTCAGCGGGATCGGAGACAGAGTAGAAACCGGTCGGCGTCTGGATAAGTGCTTCTTTCAGAGCCGCTGCGAAGCGATCTACGAAGCCGGGGACCTCTGGCATACTCTCCTGTGCCTGCCACTTCGCCTTGTTGGAGAAGTCATAGCGGTTCCAGTAGAGGTCTAGGTTCTGCTGCCACTTCTCGTCACGCGGATTGAGCCCGTTCTTGCGGTTCTCGTCAGCTTCCTGCCAGTAACCTTGCAGCGAAGAGACGATTTCGCTCCGACGATCCGGGTTTGTCTCGACGCCGGGGTCCTTGCTAAAGTCTACGCCGCCGTGACTGTCTTGTGTAGCCTCGTTGGCGACACTCTCACGATCCTTTTCCATCAGCGAGTGTGTCCGACAAGATTGACAGCGAGGGAAGTGGTGCCGTCACCGGCTGTCACAACAGGCTTGAAATACTTCGGCAGGTTAGCGAGACGCCAAACCTTCGTGGTAGTCATTGCGATGGCGGTGCCGCCCGCGTCGTCCAACGCGAAGAAGTTCACACCATCGTTCGAACCCTGCAACGCGACAGAGCCACCAGCACCAAAGGTGCCAACAGCCTGAACCGCGAAGCCATTAGGCCGAGCGACAATCGACGCAGGGTTGCCCGCGTCCGAGTTAAGCAGACCAGACCATGAATAGTTCACAGAGCCGTCTTCACTGATAACCATTGATACTGCGCGGTTCGCCATGTTAGTCTTCCAATCCTAGCCGGTGCCGCCAGCCTTCGGAGCCGAAGTAATCTTCTTCGTCTAGTTCATCCAGTTTCTCAATCAGCTCGCGCAGAAGGTCTTTTGCACCATCTTCGCTCAGCAAATCAACCTCTCTCGGGCTCATAGTGGGTCTCCATGTTTCGGGGGCATCTTACCGGGTCCCGGCCCTATTTGCAAGGCAGGGCGAGCTGATGACCCATATCCCGCAGTCTTTGGCTCAGTGCCGCCGAGGCCGGATTTAGGCGCATTTATCTTACCCAGCGGGAACATGATCGCGGCCCCGTAGCCCATAGCATCGCCGGGATGGGAGTGTTCGTTCTTTACTGGCTCAGTCCCGATAAGTCCACTCCGCGCGATGTGATAATGCCATCCGCCTCGAAGCGCTTGCCAGACCTTGTTCGCCCTCTCACGGTCAACTTGTACGAGCCCACGTCCGCCAATTGTCCGGGAAAGGACTGCCTGTAAGGGGTCCACTCTAAGGTGAGTTGCAATCGGTCCAGATCGCCATGTTCCTCCAAGTTCTTTCTTAATGTATTGGACAGCGCTTCGTGCAGTGCTTGTTTGCTCACGTTGATTTCCTTGGTTGTCGCCAATGTGGCGGAGGGAGTTAAGACGATAGCGAGATGCGATGAGGGGCTTCACTGCGTCGATGATCAGTTCTTCTGCACCGATGCCTTCACCGACCAGTGCATCTAAGATAAGCCACTGACCGAGTGGCGTCTTCTGTGTGAAGATGGCCGTGGGGTTATGTCCAAAGTCCCAGAGGATGGAGACTTCGGAGCGAGGAAGGACTGCAAGTCCTGTCGCCAAATGAAGCTTGTCATTCCATTGCGGTGTAACCGCCTTCCCAAGTTGTTGAAAGCCAAATTCGCCGTCAACAAATCGGCGGAGCAAGTCGGGACGATGAGAGAATGTCTGACGTAATCCTTCGTAATAGTTTGCAGGTAGATGTAACGAGTTCTCCGGATTGGACGGCTGCCAAGTGACAAATCCGTCTTTTCTCTCCGAAACAAACTGCTTGTAGGTCCAGTGGTTTTCATCGGGATTGTTCTCTGCGAGCTTTGCGCTGTACCATTTCATATCCTTCTGGCGAAGGCGCGACATGCCAATCGTGAAGATAAGTTCATCGACGCCGCCCGATCCAATCGCCGGAGCCGGTTCATCGATACCAAACCCCGCGAGTGATCGCGACATAAGCTTGCTCGCATCTTGCGGATCATCCATACCAAGAAACTGTACTTCGCCCTGTGCCAAACCGGAAGCCCACTTAAATACTTTCTTCGTCGCATGAAACTCTCCTGCCTGTCCGGGCGGAAACCACTCGAAGAACGTCTTCATGGTCGTCGCCTGCATGTTCTCCCAAGTGTCGCGGATCAGCGCCCACTCCGCTCCGGGATTGTGACGAGTGTGATAGAACGCCGACCACGCCAGTGCAGCGCTCTTGCCTTCGCCCATGCGCGACGAGAAGAGATCAGCCTTCGCCCGGCTTTCGATGAACTTCTTTTGCACTGGGTTCGGGATGAAGTTTATGTCGAAGCTTGCTGCTGGCATTGGATACTTTCAGTTCGCGGCGGGAGACGATCATGCCGAGGGGAATGATTTGCGTTGACCCGACCGTGTTGGCGTTATCGATTTGAAGACTGGCCGCGAGGACGAGATAGGCGTCGTTCTCTTTGATCAGCCAGCCGCGTGTGATGATCTGCTGGGGCGCGGTGTCGGCGTCTAGCTCGACCCAACCATCGTTGGATGCCGCGTCGTCCCAGATGACTTCAACGTAGCGCTCGTGTGGAAGCTTCGGGAGCTTCTTCATCGTTTAAGCCCTCGCAATACAGCCGCGACAATTTGTTCACGCTCAGCATCGTCAAGAGCCCCGGTGCCAGCTTCCTTACTCAACTTGGAAAATATATCATCAGCCATAGAATTAGTTGGGCGAGAAAGTTTCTGGTCGTCAACCATTGCATGATCTCTCTGCTGCGCGGTCTGATTACGTCGGTCATCAATGTTAGGTCCGAGATTTTTCTCGTTAACTACATCTTCATAGGATCGTAGTTGACGAGGGGCATTGTCTTCGCTGCCCACATCACTAAAACGGTTTGTTTGTGCCTTCATCTTCTGCGCCCGCACACCGTCAAAACCACGGATGCTATCTGCGATGTTAACCGCTTCCTGTCCTTGTCGGCCCATGTCGGGTCCTGCGTTGGGCGAAGCCATGCGACCGGCGAGACCGTTCGGATTGTTCGGGTCCATCTGTCCTGCTTGAGTGAGCAAGCTCTTACGTAGCTCCTCGATCTGGTTCGGGTCGAGAGCGTTCGGCATACCGTAGTCGGGCGGCGGAGGAGGTCCTTGGAACTCAAGCTTAGGTGCGAGACCCGGCACACGCTGGTTCTTAGTACGCACAGGGTTGAGTGCGGGATCGACACCAGTACCGGGTGTACCAGCGTTGGGATCGCCGCCGCCGACAGTGGGCTGCGAGGAGAAGCTGGGGTCTGTCACGTCTCTCTCACGCTGAGGAGATAACATGCGGGCGAGGAAGCCACTGATCGTGCCTTGACCATTGCCTTTACCATTCAGCAGACCTTCGAACGGGTTCTTGCCGGGCTCACCGAGCGGCGGCATCATGTCTTTGCCACCGGGCCGATAGTCA